TCACCAACGATTTGAACCCGGCCTTCCACGCCGACTACCACGAAGAGGCCGCCGACTTCCTTGCTCGCTTTGACCGCGCCAACGTTGACGGCGTCTTGTTTGATCCTCCTTACAGCCCGCGCCAAATCTCCGAGGCGTACAAAGGCGTTGGGCGCGTCGTCCACGGCGAGGACACCACGTCTGCTTTCTACGGTGACCGCAAGCGACTGGCTTCACGCGCCATCAAGGTCGGCGGCAAGGCCCTGTGCTTTGGCTGGAACTCAGGAGGCTTTGGCAAGTCCAACGGCTTCCGACTCGTCGAAGTGCTAATCGTGGCACACGGCGGGGCTCACAACGACACGATCTGCACCGTCGAGATCAAGGAGACAGAACCCCGATGACCCGCAAACCAAAACCCCCCCGCATCGCCCTCAATATCGACCTCAAGCCCGCCGAACGTGCCGCCCTCGACAAGGCCGCCGCCGCCGTCATCGACGAGCGTGGCCGACCCATGCGCGTCAGCACATGGGCGCGTCGTGTGCTGATTGAAGCGGCGAAGGCCCAGTCATGATCGCCCGCATCCGTCGGTGGTTTGCGTCGCACCGCTTTGTGGAAGTCGACGACGTCGTGATCGTGCCCCTCGACAAGTGGCACGAGATCATTGGCGAGCGTGATCGCCTGCGTGTCGAGGTGGAGCGTCTGCGGTCGCTTGTGAGGGGTGGAGTGTGAGCCCTATCGATCTGCGCCTAGGGCGCTGGCAGGACGTGTTGGCAGACGTGACGACGTGCGATGCGGTCATCTGTGACCCGCCGTATAGTAAGGCCACTCACGACGGACACAACGACGGCGCTGAATCGACCATCTCGATCACAGGACAGCATACCCGCGAGAGTATAGCCTACGAAGAATTCACTGCCACAACCGTCGTAGAATTCGTTGGCGCATGGGCACCTCGGTGTCGAGGCTGGCTGGCGTGCATGACGAGCCATGATCTGATCCCAGCATGGGAGTCAGCCTACCGAAACGCTGGCCTGTATACGTTCGCGCCGGTACCAATCATCCAGAAGCGCCCGCGCCTCGTCGGCGATGGTCCGTCGTCGTGGGCGGTCTACATGATGGTTGGTCGCCCGAGGAACAAGACGATGGCGACGTGGGGTTGTCTGCCCGGTGCCTATGAAGCGCCGACGGTGAAGGGGGCCGGAATCGCAGGCTGCAAACCCCTCGGCCTCATGCGCGCCATCGTCCGCGACTACTCGCGCCCCGGCGACCTCATCGTGGACCCGTTCTGCGGCTCCGGCACCACCGCACTCGCCGCCGCGATGGAAGGGCGACGGTGCATCACCAGCGAAGAGAAGCCCGAGCATTACGCCATCGCCAGAAAGCGCCTCGACAGAGGCTACCAACCTGGTCTGATTTGAGAGGAACACCATGCACGACACCGAAGGTGAAACGATTGACGACGTGAGACGGCAACGCGACGAACTCGGCATCCAACTCGCCGCGCTGCGCGAGCGGCTGCGGTTGGCGATGGCGGTGGTCGATAAGTTCCGCTTTCGCCGCACCTGTAGGTGTGGGCATATAGCCTGCAATCGGTGCCGCGACGACAGGTTTGCCGCTGACGCCCTCGCCGCCCTCGACGCCGTCCCAGGCGACACATTGGAGCGCCCATGATCGCCATGCTCTTCGCCATCGTCGTCGTCAGCGTAGCTGTCGGACTCGTCTATCTCGCCGACGTATGGGAAGCGCGAGAACGCGCCCGCCGTCGTCACGAGGCCCTGCGTAGTTTCTATGAGCGTGTGTCATGACCCGAGTCCGAGGCACCGATAAACTCGACCCACCGTCGACGTATCAGCGCATTATCGAGCGTGGTCCGTGGGCCAGCTACGCCCGCTGCGAGGAATGCGGCGTCGACGCCGGCCGCGCCTGTCGCGACATGAGCGACCGTGAGGCGCTAGAAGTCTGCGACGAGCGCCGACTTGTGATCAACGACAGCGCCGCCCGCTGCCGTGCCCGAAACGTCGACGAAGAGAAGCCGGAGAAGTCTCGTCGCGACAAGCCGCCAGCGAGCGACAAGCGCACGAAGAAGCGACGAGAGGAAGGCAAGGCTGGCCAGCCGGTGTACGTCGCCTGTCATCACTGCGGCGAGCCGACCCGACTGTGGGGTCAGGGCTTGATCTCAGGCCGCACATGGTGCGCCGCCACGGAGTGCCGTCGTCACAAGGGCAGGGTCTACCGCGCCGAACGCAAGACACAGAAACAGCCGGAGACGGTGCCTTGCCATTGGTGCCGCACTGCCCTGCCAGTCACCGGCCGACATGGTGCCGCCAGACCGTGCTGTGGCGACGTCGCCTGCTTGTCTGCCATCAAATATGAGACGGCGAGGCATCGGGCAGCCGTTACCCCGTGACGACGAGCGGATACCCTCTGACCACGCGATAGCGCCTCGGTGACGCGCCCCACATGACCTCAGCCTGTAGGGTGCGCCGGTCGATTTGGACCACCTTCGCCGGTGCGCTGTCGGTCGCGTAAATCACGTCGTCGTCGTAGGCGAGCGCCATGATCCAGTGCTCGCCTACGTCGTCGCCGGTGTAGTCGACATGCAACCACGCGAACCCGTGCCGTGGTGAGATGCCGTGGCGGTCGATTGCGTCGCAGATGGCCACCGACAACTGCCGCGCCGACATGGCCCCTTTGGCGACCGTCCAGGCTGATTCAGTGTCAGGGCAGGAGAGCCCCGCAGACCGCGCCAAACGTGGCAGGACGGCGAGCGACGAGCCGGGTGCCCATACGGGCGGGACCGCCAGCGCGGCGCGGTCACAGACGGTCTGAGGCGTTGCGCCAGCGCGAATGCCCGAGGCCCGCTGTGCTTCGGCCAGACTGGTGACCGTGCAACCCCATTGCGCGACCGTCTTGCCGCCGTGGCCGTAGGGCGACGCGCCCCATCGGCGGTCGCCTTGCCACATGACGCGAGACGGGAGGGGCCAGCCGTGCATTATCCGCTTACCGCCATGACGACGTCGGGCTCGCCATAGAATCGAGCCTGCTGCGCGGCCTGCTCTGGCGACATGGCCCACAGGTAGCGGGTGCGGCCGTCGACGTAGTGGGCAACGTAACGTCTCACTGGCGTTCCTCGATCCTCTTTGCGGCGTCGTCGACGATGTCTGCCACGGCGTCGTTCTTCGGGTCGTCGTCGCTGCGGAGACGAGCGGCGTAGAGCCGAAGCGCGAAGCCAATCACCTCGCGCACGACGGCATAGACACCGCCGCCAGCGAGCATGGCCTGCCATTCTGCGGCGACGTAATCAGCGAGTTCCACTGTGGCCTCCATTCAAAAGCAGTGCTTCAATGCGGTCGAATCGTTTGTCCATCTCGGCCTGCATCTTTTCGACGCTGCTGGACACCATCGCAAGCGCCTCTTTGCTGGCCTTGTCGCTGCGCAGTTCTGATGTGATCTCTTCGAGACGACGCACACGAGCTTGTAGCGCCGCCCATGCCGCTGCGCCACCTGTTGCCGCCGAAAGAGCACCGATAGCGATTTGCTCAATCACACCACACCTCGAAACCACGCGCCGCAGAGACGGACGGTGTCGTAGCCGGTCGACCACTCACGTTCGACGCGCTGCCTGTTTTTGCGGAATGCCCAATCGTTGACGGCGTCGATGTCGACGTCGAGTCCGTCGGTGCGTCTGGACTTGCGCTGCGAGGGAGCCCACAGAAGAGCACGGGGGATCGCAGAGAGAATCGCTGGGACGTCACCTGGACGGATGCGGTTGGCCGGGTCCATCGGTGCCTCGCCAAGACGCACGGACACGCGAGGCTCCGGCTTATGGTCCCACACGCTATCGACGGTGTTGTCGGTGAGCCCGCCATCGCCATACAGACGCACGTCGGGAGACAACTCCGTCCCGATTGACGGGATAACCGCCGCAGGGACCACGCCGCACATGAACGACGACGACGCGATGACTGCCTCACGCACCACAATGCGCGGTGTGCTGTGCTTCGATAGGTAGACGGGCCTCGCCCTGTCGAGGTCGGTCACGCACACCACAAGCCCGCTGGTTGCGTCTCCGAGTCGTGCGCCCTTGCCGACGTGCGTGTCGACGAGGTCGCCGATGATGTCGAGAGAAAACAGCCCCCCACGAGGGACGCTGGCCGGCGACAGCGCGAGATTCTGCCCGCTCTCCAGCACGTCGACGAGCATGGCGACGATGACCTCGTCGGGCAGACCAAACGCCTTGCATGCCGCGACGATGGAGCCCGCCGATGCTCCGCTCCACCCGAGCACTTTTGCGTGTGCGTCGACGGCAGCAGCAGCACCGGCGAGGTAGGTGATAGCGGGGCCACCTCCACTGATACTGGCGTACACTGGACGACGTGACATGCCGGTCACGGTATCACCGCGACAGGCGAACCGGAACCCCCACCAACGCCGCCGCTTGGTTTGCCCGGTGGCTTTCTAGTGCGGCGTTTTTTGCGCTTGTCGTCTTCCTCTTCGTCAGTCTCAGAATCGTCGACGTCATGCAGTGATGCCTGCTCGCTATTGAGAAGGCGCACGGCAATCACTTTGACGATCCAGTCACCTACAGCCATGCCGAAGCCGACGACGACACACTCGACGAGAAGGATGAACAACTCAAGCATGTCCATGGTCACGCCCTCCCGTCGTAGCAGGAGCCATCCCGCCAGAAACGCTGCTCGGTGTAGACGACGATGTCGGCGGTGAATCGGCCAGACTTGCGCTCGATCCAAAACTCTCCGTGGCCTTGTGTCCATCCTGTCGGCCCCTTGATGTATGAGCACCTGTCGACGGGAGCGAGGCACGGCAAGCCGAAAGCCCCGCGCACATGCTGCGAGCCTTCCGGGCCAGCGACGGGCATCGTGTAGAGCTGTGCGCGGTGACAGTGCCCGATCACCAGGTTCGTGCCGTATCTCAGCAGATGCGACTTGCAGTAGGCGTCGCCGGCAAACACGCCATGGGTAAAGCCGAGGTGCCCGATCTTGTGGACCTCACCGTATGGCGTCGACGTGATTGCGTGGTCGACGAGACGGAGCGCGGATGCCCACGTTTCCATTCCTGCCAGTGCCGGCGCTGTCTTCGCGACGAAGCGCCGATAGCGGTCTTCGTGATTGCCCTCGACGTAGTGGATGGGCTTCTTGCCCATGATCTTGCGCAGTCGCGACAACTCGTCTCGCACCTGCTCAAGCTCGGCGAGAAACGCCTGTCGCGGTTCTCCGTCGTCGTGTAGCGACACCGCAGCAAAGTCGGCAAAGTCGCCGTTGATCACGAGCCGGTCAGGCTTGCAGTCCTCAAGACGCTTGAGGAACGCCGCCCACGCAAACGGGTCATGAAAGGGGACATGGACGTCAGAGCACACCATCACGTGCTCGACGTCGGCCCGCAGTTTCCCCTTGCGCCGGGTCACCGCTCCACTTCCGTGGTGTGCGTCGGCTCGACGTCGGGGTAGTGCCAGTGAGGATACTCGCCGACGGATCGGTGATTCATCGAGCGCGTCGCGATGTTCATTCCGCCCAAGTAGTCCGCAGAGATGCGACCACCGCCGAGGTGACGACGCACAAATCCGGGGCAAGCGTAGGTGTCGGAGATGACGACGACGACGGCGTCACCGATAACGGGTGTGCGGATCTTCATGGGCCTCCTAGACAACAGGCCCCACAAGGGGGCCTGTTGCGTGTCAGGTTGTCGTCTGCGCTCAGCCGATCTTGCGGACGATCAGGCTGAAGTCGCGGATGGTCAAGGCGTGACCGTTGGTGCCGACACGCACACGAGCCTCGACGGTGTCGCCGACAGCGGTCGGCGAAAACACGGCGTAGGCGGCCGGCATACCCATGCGCGAGGCAGTGGCCAGCTCGGTCTTGCGCGAACCCACGCCGATCTGCGCCTTGGCCGCGCCACCGACGCTGGCCCAGATCTCGACGTCGACAACGGCACTGTTGGTCGCGATGCCGTCGCCGACGATGGCGAAGACCTCATAGTCGCCGATGCCGGCGGGCTGGGCGACAGTGACGACGCCAGTCGAACCGACGAACGAAAGAGCGCCGCCAGCGTTGTTCTTGGCGACGGTGTAGAGCGTCGACGAGAGGATGGCCTGCGGCGTAGCAGCGGCGGCGACGGTGATTGTCTCACCGGTGCCGTTCTTGATCTGCGCCACGAGGGCGAGGGGGGTACCACCAGTGTTGAGTGCGGCGAGGGACATGAGGACTCCTACTTGCCGCGTTCGCGGCTCTGACGGTTGATGCGCTCGGCACCTTCACGCGCAATCTTGCGCGCTTGTTCCGAGGTGAGGGAAGGGCTGGACTGCTTGATCTTTTCCGCGACCTTGTCGACGGTGGAGGTCTTGATGTCAGACACGGGCCACCGCCTTTGACGACGTCGACGACGCGACGGACTTGACCATCGCTTGAATGCTCTTCGCGACTTCGCCGCCCATCTGCTGCTCCATCTGGACCTCGGCCTGTCGGCGGGCCTCGATGGACTTTGCGATAAAGCCATCGCGGGCCTTGCTCCACTTCGCCAGCATGTGCTCGGGGTGCTCACGCTGGATGACGTCGGCCTCGAAGGCGAGGGCGTCATCGCTTGCAGGGGCGACCTCACCTGGAGCAAAGCGCCAGTCGCCGACGTGCTCGACGAGGAAGACCGGAAGCTGCGTTTCCTTGCCGTCGACGACGACGGGGATGCGCTTGCTCATGACCCGCGCAAGCGCCTGTCGCTGCGACGTGGGCTCGCCTTCCTTGGTCACGCCACCGTCGACAAACTCGACGATGTGGGGGTCCTTGATGCAGCGGAGTTTGATCGTTCTTTTCACGTCGACGCGCCTCAGTAGAGGGAGAGAAAAGCCGGGGGCTCGTCATGAGCCCCCGGCGAGCAGACCTCAGTCGAGGTCGTAGATGATCTTGCAGCCGTGCTCGTCGGTGTGCTCACCGACAGCCCAGCACCAACGACCCACGGCAAGCAGGGTGTCGTCGGAGAGGTCGTACTGGAAGCCCAGCGACGGCTCGTAACGCTCGACCATCTCGGCGAAGCCGCGCACGCTGCCCGGGGTGCCAGTCTCGCCACGGCCGGCGACGATGAGCGCGGCGACACGGTCGACGCCGGCATTCGCCGTCGCCATCACGTTCTTGTTCGCGCTGTAGATCGGGATGCCGGCGAACGAACCACGGAACCCGTTTCGGCTCGCGTCGGGACGGTGATTGAAGAAACTGACGTCGCCGCTTCCACCGCCACCGAAAATCGCCGACAGCGACGCGCCGGAGCCCGAGGCCGCGAGGGTGCGGAGGTCGGCCATACCCTGTTCTTCGAGGACGAAGACGAGGTCTTCCGACGACGGGTTGTTGTCCATGACCTTGAGCAGCGCGTCGAGGAGAGTGGCGAACGACAGCGACGTGTTGGTGGTTCCCGCGCTCTCCGAGAGGCCGGAGAAGAGCGCCAGCGCGTCGGTCTCGGCGCGGAGATAGTGGGCCTCGAGGATCTCGGTGATTGCGTCACGCACGAGCGGCAACGCGCCGGGGTTGTTGCCCTCGATGGCGCTGATCACCTGGCTGCGTGGCACACCGGGGAGCGCGAGCTCGACGGCGTCGGCGGTCAGCTGGATGCCCTGGACCTTGGTCGTCGGGGTGATCGAGATGTTCGCCTGCACGCCAAGCGACGCCGGGTTGCTGAACGCAATGCCCTCGCTGTCGTCGACAGCGGCAGCAATCGCGGACTTCTTCCGGATCTTGCGGACCTTCGTGGCGCGGCCGCTGATGTCGGCCATGTTGAGGAAGGGCAAGAGGACGTACTTGCCGCGAAGCGGGTCAAGCGCAAGCTGCGACATGACCTCGGTGAGAATCCAGTTTGCGACGGTCGTGCTGCTAGAGACGGGCATGTTTCACCTATTGCGGCGTCAGCCGCTCAAGCGTTTTGCGCCTTGTTCGCCGACGAGAATCGCCCGACGCCAAGGGAGGGCGAACCACCGTTGCGGTTCGCCAGAACTCGATTGAAGAACGCCGACACCGCGCCGGGATCGCGCTTCTTGATCTCGGCCAGCTTCGCGCCGCTCTTGTCGGCGAGAGCGGCCTCGATGTCGACGGCGCTCACCGGAGCGGGCGCGCCCATCGGCGGAGGCTGACCCTTGACGGGAGCCGCCGTCGTCGACGTGGCGCGGAAAGCAGCAAGCACCTTGCGGCGGGCCTCGATGTCGCCGGCACTGGCGTAGAGGTCACGCACCGCTTCCGGCAATGCGGCTGCCTCAGCGTCGAGACGCTTGGCCTCTTCGGCTTCGTAGCTGCGCCACTTCTGCGCCAGCGGTTCCAACCCCTCCAGCTCGGCCAGACGCGCCTTGGCGGCCTCCAGCGCCTTCACCGTCTCGCCAGCCGCCTCCGCCTCCGCCTGAAGGCGCTTACGCTCCTCGCGGGCGGCTGCCTTGGCTGAAGCCTGCTCGGCCTTCAGGGCCGCCAGTTCGGCCGCAGCGGCTTTGAGCGCGTCGAGGTCCACGACGTCAGGTGAAGGGGCAGCAGAGCCCGCTACAGGCTCTTGAGAGGGGGTCGGCGCGCCATCGGCGGAGGTGGTCATGGCGGCAGTCTACTGCACCATAGTGCAGACGCGCAACCCGGACCTGCACTCTTTTGCAGTTGACAGGACGTCAGTGGGTGCGGCGAACCACCTGATTCAGGCTGCACGGCCCAATGTCCATGCCGGTCGCGCCGCCTGACAGCGACGTCAGTTCGAATTGGATCAGCCGCTCATTCCAGCCCGGTCGCAACTCTGCGGCGTAGGCCCCGGTGCCAAACTGTGCCGTTCCCGTCGTCGACAGCGTCGCCGACGTGAAGTTACCGGCAAGCCCATCGGGACCGTAGACGCGCACGGTAGCGTTCGCCGTGCCCGCCGTGAGGCGCGTCCCGAGGCCACGGAAGTACGCTCGCGAGTAGGGGGCCAGCGGCGAGACGTAGAAGGGGCGCACGAAGAACCGCGCCGTGATCCCCACAATCTGCCCGACCGTCGTCAACGTCGCCGTGGGCACCTCGCCAAGCACGTCGGTCCCGTTTGCGTACTCGGTGACCCATATCGGGTGCGTATGCGCGTCGCCCCACGGCGGGCCGCTGCGGTCGATACCGCGCTGGCCCTGTGGATTGAGCGGGGTCGCGCCGTCGTCGGCAAAACCTGCGGTGTCACCGCGCAACAGCTCAAGCAGATAGCGCCCACGGCCCGCCAGAGAGGTCGCCAGTCGACGAGAGACAGCGGGGGCGAGGGAGCGCACCTCGCTGTCGGCGAGCGGCTCTGACGACGATATACGCGACAGGGACATAGGTGCCTCTCAGGGGTCGAAGTAGACGCAGACGCCGGTGATTTGAACGAGCTTGCTCAGTGCGCCGCCTGTTGTGTGACGGATGCGGATGTCCAGTTGGTTGGCAGCGCCGGGGTTGAACGGAATGTTGGTTATCGTCGCTCGCCACCAGCGGACAGGTGACGCTGCGATCCGCACTGGCTGCACCTCGGTCGCCGCCGCAAGAATGCCGTCCGACACGATTGCATCGAATCGCCAGCCGGGGGTGCCGTCTAGTGTGTCGTTGTTCGGTGCCTCCATAAGCACCTCGACACGGAGGTCAGACGGCGACGTGCGGAAACCAGGCATCTGTAGAATCGTGCCGCAGAACGCCGACGCCGTCGTGCTGTGCTTGTCGGGATACCTGATCCACGTCGGCATCGACGATGACGCTGGCGATTTCGGTGACGCAATGTCTGCCGACGCGCCCACCGCTATGGACGTGATCGGAAACTCAAGCAACGCCTCGGCCGACCACGTCGTCCGGTTGCCGTCCCATGTGTTTGAGATCTGTCTCGCGACGTTGCCGGGGACAGTGCCCCCGGTGACGTACTCCCAGAGCGCGCTGATCTTGCGGTTGAGTCTCGACGTCACCCATGCCGACAACGGGCCATCGGTGACAACCTCTTCGTCGTAAAACTCCAGCACGTTGGCGGGCGCGTAGGATGCCAGAGCACCGTATGGCGAGCCTTGCACGGTTGTGCCGTCGACGAGGATTCCGTTGCTGGTGCCAGATCCGTTGCGTTGGTGATCAAGCGCCCATCCGTAAAGCGTGGCTTGATCGTCGACGAGACGACAGAACCGCTTGACGAGGACGTAAGAGATGCCCACCGGAAGGTCAAACGTCCACGACACGCGAGTGCCAAACTCGCTTGATCCGGTCGACGCCAAAATGAAATCAGCATCGGTGCGCTGCCCCGGAGTCGGATTGACGACAAGCGCCCACGACGTGTTGCGAATCTCAAGCGTCACAGGGTCGGAACCAAACGGGCTTACATCGACGACAAGGCGATAGGCGCTGTTTTCGCCAGCCCGCACAAACACAGGGACGGCGAGGATGTAATAGTCGCCGTTCGATCCACCGGAAGTGATGTCAATGCTGCGCCCGATATGCTGCGCCGCAAGCGGCATCCGCAATTGACACCCAAGCGGTGCGCCGCTGTGGTCAATCGGCGTCGTCGAGTTGGCCCCGGTGGCAAGGTCACTGGCAAGCGCCACGTCGCCCGCTGAGGTGGCGAGCCAGCGACGAAAAATGCTGGCGTCTGGCGACGTGTCA